AGGCCAGCACGAACGCCAATCCGTCGACCTTTGCCAATGCCAGCGCGGACAACGATGCCGCGATCGCTAACGAACTGGCGCAACAGGGCGCACCGAACAATCCGGGGACGCCTGCCAATCCGCAGGCTGCAGAGCAGGCCGCAGAGACCGCAGCGCAGCGCAGCGACGCGCTGGCGGCCACGGGTCAGGCCGAAGTGCAGCCGCTGGCGCAGGACGTCGCACAGAAGCTCCAGACGCCGCAGTTCGAAGCGCCGGTGAAGCTCGCGCAGCGCATGGCGCGCGATGAGGGCTCGACGGTGTTTGATGACCTCCAGCAGGCGCGGCAGGCTGATGCCGGCAACACGCTGCAGCAGATCATCGGCACGCCGGAACAACTGGACGCCCTGAAGACGGCGCGCAGCGCGCAGGCATCGCAGGATCTCGAACAGATCTTTCAGAACGCCAAGCCTGCGAACACGACGCCAGTGCTCAATACGATCGACAGCATTCTCGCGGGCCCGAGTGGCAAGCGGCCGGCCGTCGCTCAGTCGCTCAACAACCTGCGCAGCATCATCGACAACGACGGCGCGCCGATCACGGATGCGCAGACGCTCTATGACTCGGTGCGCAAGGGCATCGACGATATGGTCGACCCGAAGATGGCAACCGCGAACCCAGCCGGCGTGCAGGCATCGCGCGAGCTGCTACGCGTCAAGGAAGTGCTGGACAAGCAGCTTGAGAAGGCCGCGCCCGGATTCCAGGGCTATCTGGACAACTTCAAGCAGGCTTCTGGTCCGATCGATGCCATGCAGTCGGTGCAAAGCCGGCTGTATAGCGCTGTCGATCCGGTGAGCGGTGAAGTCGATCCGGGCAAGTTGGTGAACGCCATCAACAGCGTGAAGACCGAGCAGATGAAGCCGGGTGCGCGCGCCGCCGACAAGGTGCCGCAGGACACCATCGACGCCTTGACCGAACTCGCGCGCCATCTGCAGAACAAGACTGACCTGACCGGGCTTGCTCCGGAAGGGCAGGAATTCATCCGCCGCGCGCTGGCATCGAGCGACAAGCATGCCGCGGCGCAGGCCGAATTCCGCAAGGTGCTCGACGCACAATCGCCGGCGTATAAGGAACTGCACGGCGCGCATGCGCAGACCGTCGCGACGATCGAATCTCAGCGCGCTAGTCAGACGGCGCTTGCGGCCGCACAGGAGGCGATCCAGAACGCCGATTCTCCGGCCGGCTTGCGCGCACTCGACAAGATGCTCCCCGACATGGAAGCGGCCGACCGCGCGAAGGCCATCGCATTGCGGCAGCAGAAGGCGCGCGAACTCGCGATGGGCGAAGTGGCCGAGCGCAACAAGAACAGCCGTGGCGGCACGGAATTCAACCGCGGCACGTTCCGTACGGCAGCCGAAAAGTACTCTCCCTACATGTCGCCAGCGGATGCCAGGCAATTCGCCAACGTCTCAGATGACCTGCTGCGACAGACCACCAGCTACGCGAGGACCGGCAAGATCAGCGGCAGCGACACGGCGCAGAACCAGAGCGCGGTGAAGCGCTTCGGCAGCAATCTGGGATCGGCGCTGAAGGATTCCGCGGTGCAGGGACTGATTACTGGTGGCGTCGGCTCGGCATTCGGCCCGGTCGGGGCGGTCGGCGGTATGGCTGCCGGTGCGATCACCGGCGCACTAACGCGCACGGTTACGCAAAAAGTTTCCTCAATTACTACGGAGAACGCAGCAAAACTGCTCTCCAACGGTAAACTTCTGGCAGCCGCATTGCGCAACTACGAATCGCTCGCCGCGCGCCGTCTGTTCGTCGAGCAGCTATCAGCTAAAGCTGGATTCGTGGCGGGCGCCGCAACCGCAAATCAGTTTAACAGTCGCCGTTAGGAGACCCGATGAACTCACCGGCCTTTTCAGTCGAGCGATTCCAGGATGTGTATGCGGAACTGCTTCCGCTGCTGCACGAGCACTACGACGAGATCAGCATCCACAAGCAGATGGGCTACGCGCTCACGCCGAATATTGGCCTGTACACCGCGATGCAGAACGCCGACCAGCTGATGATGATGATCGGGCGCCTCGACGGCAAGATCGTCGCGTACTTCGTCGCTTTCGTGCGCCCGAGCATCCACTACGCCGACTGCATGGAAGGTGTGGGCGACGTGTTCTATGTCGAGCCGACGCGGCGCGGGCTGGATCATGGCCGCGCGCTGTTCGCGGCGACCAAGGCGGAACTTGCGCGCCGCGGCGTCAAATGCTGGATGGCTGGCGAAAAGCTTGCGTTCCCGTGCGGAGACTTTCTGCAAGGAGAAGGATTCGAACCTTTTGAAAGGAAATGGGTGCAATGGCTCTGACCAAAGAAGAACGCCTCGGCAAGGTATGGGATCGCGCCACGTCGCGCTTTGACCGCGCGTATGGGCCGCAGCAGCAAATCCGGCTCGCCTCCTTGGAAGATCGCCGTTTTGCCTTCGTTGACGGCGCGCAATGGGAGGGCGGCCTCGGCGCTCAGTTCAACAACCGGCCGCGCTTCGTCGTCAACAAGACGCAGAAAGCCGTGCGCCGGATCGTCTCCGAGTACCGCGCCAATGCGATGACGGTCAACTTCCGCTCGAGCGATGACGACAGCCGCGCTGAGGATCTGGACGCACTGCGCATCGTCTACCGGGCCGACGAGCAATACAGCGGCGCGCAGGATGTATACGTGTCGGCGTTCGAAGAATCGGTTGCCGGCGGCATGGGTGCGTGGCGCCTGACGAACGAGTACGACCACCGCGCAGAAACGGACCTCGACGATGACACGCCGCAGCGCATCTGCTTCGAACCTATCAACGACGCCGATATCAGCGTGTTCTTCGACCCGGACAGCCGCAAGCTGGATAAGTCCGACGCCAAGTGGTGCACGGTGCTGAACCCGATCAGCTGGGACACGTACACGACCGAATATCTCGGCAGCGCGGACGTCGAAATCGAAGAGCGGCCGTCGAGCTTCAAGATGGTGCGCTCGCTCAAGCAGTTCGACTGGTTCACCAACGATGCGGTCTACATCGGCGAGTATTACGAGGTCGAAAAGAAGACCGAAGAGTACTCGGTATGGCGCGAACCGAACTCCGGGCTCGAGGAAAAGGTTTACGCCGGCATGGATGCTGACTCGCGCGAGGACGCCGCAGAGCAGGAGGCGCACTGGAAGTCGGTCGGCTACATCAAGGTGCGCACAGGCAAGCGCAACCGCAAGCGCGTGCGCAAATACTTCCTCGACGGCTGCGGCGTCATCAAGGATTGCGGCTATATCGCCGGCTCCGAAATCCCGATCGTGGTCGTGTTCGGCATCCGCCAGATCATCGACGGCATCGAGCGCTTTCAGGGCGCCGTGCGCCTCGCGAAAGACTCGCAGCGCCTGTACAACATGCAGATCAGCACGCTCGCGGATATCACCGCGTTCACGCCGCGGGAGAAGCCGATCTTCACGCCAGAGCAGATCGCAGGGCATGAGCTGACATGGGCTGGCGATCTGGTCGAGAACAATCCGTACCTGCTGATCAACCCGATCACCGGCGCAGATGGCTCGTCGACCGTTTCCGGTCCCATCGGCACGCTCAAGCAGCCCGACGTACCGCCCGCGCTCGCCGGCCTGGTGCAGATCACGGCTGCGGACATGCTGGACGTCACCGGTGGCGATCTGGCGGCCAATGAGGTGCATTCGAACACGTCCGATGCGCTGGTGAGCCGCGTGCAGGCGCATCAGGACATGCAGGTGTATATCTTCACCGACAACATGGCGCGCGCGATGGAGCGGTGCGGCAAGATTTATCTGTCGATGGCCTGCGAGGTCTACACCGAAGATAACCGGCAGTTCTCCGCGGTCGGCGAGGACAAAACGACCGAGACGACGAAGATCAATGTTCCGTCGCTCGACGCTTCTGGCAAGCCAGCTATCACGCGCTCATTCACGCCCGGGCTCGACGTGTTTATCGACGTCGGCCCGGCATTCAACAGCCGCAAGGATGCGACCGTGAATGCGCTCGCGAAGATCATCCCCGGTGTCGCCGACCAGCAGACCCAGCAACTGATGATCATGACGCTGGTGCGCAATCTGGACGGCGAGGGTATGACCGAGCTTTCTGATTTCGCGCGCAAGCAGCTGGTGCAGGCCGGCGTCGTCAAGCCGACCGACGAGGAAAAAGAGGAACTGGAACAAGAGCAGGCCGCCGCTGCCAACGCGCCACCGGACGCCGCTACCGTCGCGCTGCTCGCACAGGCGCGCGAGTCGGACGCCAACTCGACGAAATCGCAGGCTGCCGCCGTGCAGTCGCTGTCGACTGCCGAACTCAACCAGGCGAAGGCCGCGCAGGCTGTCTCGCAGACCAACGCATCGCAGCTCGCGACCATCATCCACATGTTGCAGGGCATGCAGGGCAACGTGCAGGGAACGGCCGACCAGATCAGCGCGAGCCAGCCAAAGCATCCGATGGACAGCAAGGTGGACGCCGCGCTCGCAAGTGGCAACGCTGCGCCGTCGCCGGGCATCAATCCTCTGCATGGCGTCCAACAGGTCGACCCTGACCCGACCGCGCAGCAGCTGACCGCCGGCAATGTGGCCGCGCCGCCGCCGGCGCCGGTGCATGCCTCCAACCGTCCTGCTGTTGGCCGATGAGCGACGTATCGCTTCCGGATTGGGGGGAGTGTCTGCTGACGCAGGGGCCGCGGTATACCATCCTTCACGGTGGACGCGGCTCCGGCAAGTCAATGACTGCGGCTACCGCGCTCGTGATTCGCGCCGCGTCAGCGCCGCTGCGTATCCTCTGCTTCCGGGAAATTCAGGAGTCGATCGACGAGTCGGTCAAGGCGATCATCGAGCAGCGCATCAAGGATTGCGGGCTCGGCGACTTCTTCACGATTACGAAGCGTGAAATAACCGGCGCCAACGGCTCCAAGTTCATCTTTCGCGGTCTGAGCGACGAAACGGCCGATTCGATCAAGTCGCTGTTCGACATCGACATCGCATGGGGTGAGGAAGGGCAGGCGATCACCAAGCAGTCGCTCGATCTGTTCCTGCCGACAATCCGGAAAAACACGTCCGAGATCTGGTTCACGATGAACCCGGAACTCGACACCGATCCGGTCTATACGACGTTCATCCAGAAGCGGCCAGCGAACGCGCGCATCATCGAGGTGAACTGGGACCGGAATCCGTTCTGGAATGCCGCGATGGAAGCGGAACGGCTGCGCTCCAAGGCTGACGATCCGGACGATTACGACCATATCTGGGAAGGCGTGCCGCGCTCCGCGGTGGCCGGCGCGATCTACCGTCGCGAGATGCACGTCATCGCCACCGAGAACCGCATCCGTCCGCTGCTGCCTGACCCGGTGCTCGGCACGCATGCTGTGTTCGACCTTGGCATTGACGACATGATGTCGATCACGATCTCGCAGGCGGATATCAGCGGGTTGCGCGTCGTCGGCTTCCATGAGGACAACAATCACGCCATCGAGCATTACTGCGAGTGGCTGAAGGACAACGGCTGGAAGGGTGCCGTCATCTGGCTGCCCCACGACGGCAACGCGCGCTCGGTGCAAACCGGCCTGACGACGAAGCAGACGGTCCAGAAGCTCGGCTGGCAAGTTGAGACGGTGCCTGACATCGGTGTCGAGCCCGGCATCAAGATGGCGCGCACGGCGCTGAAGAACGCGTTCTTTTCGGACTCGCCCGATGTCGACGAGTTGATCGAGCACCTGCGCCGCTACTCACGCAACAAGGCAGGCCACCCGAAGCATGACGAGCATTCGCATGCGGCGGACAGCTTCCGCTACACCGCGGTGGCGATGACGCATTTCAAGAACGTCTCGGAGAGGAAGCGCGCCGCCGCGACCGCCGCGGCGCAGGTGCGTGTGATCCCGACGGTCACACACTGGAACAATGCAAGTCGATGACCATGCTGAGGCGGTCGACCGACGACTCGTTGCGCACCTCATGCTCCAACTCGTTGCGAAACCAGAACAGGCGGCCAGTCAGCATCTGCATCGCCTCATCCTTGCTGCCATCGCTTTCCTCGCCGCAGTAGATCACGGCGCCGGGTTGGCCCTGAATCACCAGGTGGAAGCGGCGCCAGTAGCGCACGTGCTCTGGCGTGTCGGCGTGCCGGAAGATGCGACCGCCGGGCTTGATCCGGTTGATCATCACGCGGCCGATGCGCGTCGCACGGGTGAAGCGCGCGAGGTCGAACACGAAGTCGTGTGCCTGCGGTAGCTGATCCCACGCCGGCCAGCAGATCGACTCGTGCTGATCGTACCCGGCCAGTTTGTTTGCCTTGTAGCGCTCGATCTGCTTCTCGGTCAGGCCGGTGGCGATCTTCGGGAAGCGCAGCATGATCGTGTCGGTGTCGCCGAACGGCCCTTGCGGGTACTTGCGCAGAAAGTCGTCAGCCTGCCAGCGCGCCGGCTCCATGGCGACGGTGAGCGCGAGCGCGGAGACATCCAGATTCTCTTTCAGGATTTTGAAGTGGCGCATATCAGAACGGGATTTTGAAGACGACGACGATCGTTGCGAGCGCAGCAATCGCGGTGAACCAGCCGAACACGGTTTTGAGCACGTCCAGTCCATTGCGGCGCACGTCGGCCACCAGTTGAGCCGGCATTGCGCATACCTCCGCGGCGGCATCGATCGCTGAGTTGCGCGTCAGGTACAGCAGGCGCAAACCGGCCAGCCCGAGGAATAGCCAAAACGTGACGGAAGGCGGCAATAGAAACGCGGCCCCGATGCATATCCAAACGACCAGAATTACCCACATGGTTTTCCTTCTTTAAACGCGTTGCATGTGCGCATATTAGACGTATTTCGCACTGCCAGAGGCATATTTCCCCGTATACTCAGCACGTTACAAATTTCCACCTGAAGGGGTGAGCGAATGGAACAACTAGACGACCTGCAAACGCCTGTTGGCGAGACCGATCAGCCTACCGGAACGTCGGCACCAGCTCTGTTCGACGACGAGCA